GCCATGGGTTCCTCTTCGGTGGTGGGTTCGGTGTGGTGTGTTCGTGCTGCCATGTTCGGCGGGCCGCCGCGCGCGGGCAACGCAATCGTGTTGTGCATGCGGTAGTGACAACACGCGCGACGTGGCACGCGCGCGCGCGGACGGTAGCGTTGCGGCATGACTACGCTTCCGCCCATCACTTCGCTTTCGCTGGACCCCGAAATGGAGCCGCGTCGCATTGCGCGCGCGCTCTACTGGCAGGGCTATCGCGTGGCGCGTATCGCCGAGATGCTCGGCAAGAAGCCGTCCACGATTCACAGCTGGAAGCAGCGCGAGCAGTGGGACCGTGCTGACGCAGTGACGCGTGTGGGCTCGAATCTCGAAACGCGCATGGCCCAGCTGATCGCGAAAGAGAACAAGGAAGGGAAGGACTTCAAGGAGATTGACCTCCTTGGGCGCCAGATCGAACGCCTGGCACGCGTGCGCCGCTATGAAGACAGCGGCAACGAAGCGGATCTGAACCCGAAGGTGGCCAACCGTAACAAGGGGCCGCGCCGCGCGCCGGAGCGCAACGCGATCAGCGAAGAAGAGCAGGAACAGTTGGTCGATGCCTTCAAGGATTCGATGTTCGACTACCAGCGTGCCTGGTACGAGGCGGGTCTGACCGAACGGATCCGCAACATCCTCAAAAGCCGGCAGATCGGCGCCACGTGGTACTTCGCGCGGGAAGCGTTCATTGACGCGCTGACCACGGGGCGCAATCAGATCTTCCTGTCAGCCAGCAAGGCGCAGGCTCACGTCTTCAAGCAATACATCATCCAGTTTGCGAAGGATGCGGCTGGCGTGGAGCTGAAGGGTGACCCGATGGTGTTGCCGAACGGGGCCACGCTCTACTTTCTCGGCACCAACGCACGCACGGCCCAGAGCTATCACGGCAACCTGTATCTGGATGAGTACTTCTGGATCCAGCGCTTCCAGGAGCTGCGCAAGGTCGCCTCCGGGATGGCCATCCACTCGAAGTGGCGGCAGACGTATTTCTCGACACCCTCCAGCCTTGCCCACGAGGCGTACCCGTTCTGGTCGGGGGCACTGTTCAATCGCGGCCGGAAGAAGGAAGACCACATCCGCGTGGACGTGAGCCACGCGAACCTGCAGCGCGGGCGGCGGTGCGCGGACGGGCAGTGGAAACAGATCGTCACGGTCGAAGATGCCATCGCCGGTGGCTGCAACTTGTTCGACCTCGACCAGCTGCGACTGGAGTACAGCGACGCTGACTTCGAGAACCTGTTGATGTGCGGCTTCATCGATGACACGGCGTCCGTCTTCCCGCTGTCCATGCTCATGCGCGGCATGGTCGATAGCTGGGAAGTGTGGGAAGACTTCCGGCACTGGTCGCCTCGGCCCTTTGGCAATCGCGAGGTGTGGGTTGGGTATGACCCAAACGGCGGCGGTGGCGACAGCGCCGCACTGGTTGTCGTGGCACCACCGCTTGTACCAGGCGGAAAGTTCCGCGTGCTGGAGAAACACCAGTTCCGCGGCATCGACTACGAAGAGCAGGCCACCGCCATCAAGCGCGTAACCGAACGCTACAACGTGGCGTACATCGGCATCGATCGCACCGGCATCGGCGACGCCGTCTACCAGCTCGTGACGAAATTCCGACCCGATGCCCAGGGCTTCACCTATTCGGTCGACGTGAAGACCGGGCTCGTGCTGAAGGCCCACGACGTGATCAGCAAGGGTCGGCTGGAGTTTGATGCGGGCTGGACAGACTTCGCCGCGTCGTTCATGTCGATCCGAAAGACCACCACCGCCGCTGGCGGCCGTGTCACGTACCAGGCCGGCCGATCAGAAGAGACCAGCCACGCGGACCTCGCGTGGGCATGCATGCACGCCATCGCACACGAACCACTCGAAGGCGTCACCACCACCAATACCAGCATCATGGAGCTGTCATGACCCGTAAGAAACGAGGCCGCGAGCCGAATGTGAACCAGCACACGGCGCAGCCCAGCGAGCCGCCCGCGACCACACCGGCCTCGGCGGCAATGGAGGCATTCAGCTTTGGCGATCCCGTGGCCGTGCTCGACCGTCGCGAGCTGCTCGACTACATCGAATGCCAGCGCGTCGGCGAATGGTTCGAGCCGCCGATGCCGTGGGACGGGCTGGCTCGGACGTTTCGCGCGGCCGTGCATAACAGCTCGCCCATCTACGTGAAGCGCAACATCCTCGTGTCGACATTCATCCCGCACAAGCTGCTGTCGCGCACCGCGTTTGCGCGCTGGGTGCAAGACTTCCTTGTGTTCGGCAACGGGTATCTGGAGCGCCGCGACAATGCGCTAGGGCGGCCGATGGCATTGGAGCCAGCGCTCGCGAAGTACATGCGGCGCGGCACGGACCTCGCGCGGTATTTCTTCGTGCAGAACTGGCAGGACAAGCACGAATTCAAACCGGACAGCATCTTTCATCTGATGGAGCCGGACATCAACCAGGAGGTGTATGGCCTGCCCGAATACCTGTCGGCGTTGAATGCGACCTGGCTGAATGAGTCGGCCACGCTGTTCCGCAGGCGCTACTACAAGAACGGCAGTCACGCCGGTTTCATCCTGTACATGACCGATGCCGCGCAGAAACAGGAAGACGTCGACAACCTGCGCGAGGCGCTCAAGAACAGCAAGGGGCCGGGCAATTTCCGCAATCTGTTCATGTACGCGCCCAACGGCAAGAAAGAAGGCATCCAGCTGATCCCGGTGTCCGAAGTCGCAGCCAAGGACGAGTTCTGGAACATCAAGAATGTGACGCGCGACGACCAGCTGGCCGCGCATCGCGTGCCGCCGCAGCTGATGGGCATCATTCCCAATAACACGGGCGGCTTCGGTGACGCAGGCAAGGCCGCGCTGGTGTTCGCACGCAACGAGGTGAAGCCGCTGCAGGACCGGCTGATGGAAGTCAACGAATGGCTGGGGCAGCAGGTGGTACGGTTCGAACCCTATACGTTGGGCGCGGAAGCGGCCTTGGCATAGGTAGAAGGCCCCAACAGCTCGACTGGTAACAGTTCCCGACTTGGCCGCCGGCTGATCGTGCCGGCATTCCCTTAGAGGCGCGCACAGCGCCTCTATTCGTTTCCGCCTCCTACGCCACCTCCCACATCCACGCGCGCGCCTGCGGGGCGCCACGGGGCCGCCTCGCGCTTGCCAGCGGCATCGACGCCGGGGGCCGGGTGCCGATTTTTCCGGCCCACCGCGACCTTGGACCCTCAGCGCGCGGTTGAGACCCCGCCTCACCCGGGCGCTTCATCAAGTGGTTTTTATGCACCGACGCAACCCGCCGCCAGCCGCGACAGGGCTGGGGCCGCAGGCGATTTGCACCGTGCATCCACTTACGCAGATTTACGCACCTGCCGCAGTGGTTCTGAACGCGCCGACACCAGATGTCGTGGCCTCTTCTGATCAAGCCTGTCAGCTCCGTGGAACGCTATGGATCGGGGGCGGGTCAGGAAAAAGGTAACCTCGGTAATCCACCCCCAAAAACGAAGCTAACCCATTGATTTATAAGGAGTGAACTGGTTACCCACAAAAGGTAATCTGAGGTAACACAAAAGGTAACCTGCCGATAAGCCATTGATTTTATTAGGGATGATGAACCTAGGAAGTTACCAAGACTATAGGTAATCTGGTTACCCTAAAGTTACCCCAATGTTACCTTTGCACCGAAACCCGCAATGCCTTATCTGGCAACGCTTTCCGGTCGATTCTCTTCCACAGGTTACCGAAGTTACCTTTTTCCCGACCCCCCACGGACTTTCGCCGGACCCTCGATTTATACTGTACATATATACAGTAGTAGGTCAAAACGTGCATGAGCAACCGGAAGCACACGAGCCACGCCCTCACAGAGACGCGCGATGGCTGATCACCTTGCTGGCCAGCGGAACGATCCGCGGTATCCCGGCCCGTTGTCGGCCATCGAGCTGCGCGCGATGTACCGGCGCAACCGGTCGCCCGAGGTGCGCGCACTGCTGTGGGAAATAGCCCGGCTGCACAGCATCGTTCGGCGCGCAGATCAGTTGCTCTCGTGTTTCCCCGCGTCCGCCGGCACGTCGACAGCCACGGCGCTGGACATCGTGATTGGCGCGCTGCGCCGCGAATTGCAGGGGGAGCCGTGCCTGGCGGAAGTGCGGCGCCTAAGGGAGGAGGAAGCGTGGTCGACCAAACGGGCGGCAGAAGATCCGTGGGCGATGCAGCGAGAAGCGCGGCGGCGCCGCAACACCTGATGCTCTCAGGATGGAACATGCTTCACATGGACGTTGCGTCTCGCCCCCCTGATGTGGGGATGCCGGCGTACAGCGAGTAGAAATTACCGGTCTGTTGTAACACCTTCGATACAATCGGCGCAGCCAACAACAACAGAGCTATCGAAGATGTCTAATACGCCGGAAAGGCTAACTGCGGTCGACGCCCTCCGGGGCATCGCCGTTTTGATGGTGGTCGCTGTCCACACTTCGGGATTCATAGCACCAGGGTCTGAATGGCTCGCGCAAATGACGCGGCTCGGCCCGCGTGGCGTGCAACTGTTCTACGTGATCAGTGCGTTCTCGCTTTTCCTCTCGTTTGCGAACAGGCGCGCAGCCTCGGGGTTCTCCTACCGGGACTATTTCATCCGGCGCGTGGCGCGCGTTGCTCCAATGTTCTGGCTTTCGATGATGCTGTACTTGTTTGCGTTCGGCATGGGGCCAAACTATTGGTCGCCCGCAGGTATCACCTTTAAGGACGTGGCGTTGACCGGCCTCTTTCTGAACGGATGGTCTCCAACACGCATCAACTCGATAGTGCCGGGGGGCTGGAGTGTCGCCATCGAGACAATGTTCTACCTGATCCTGCCATTCTGCTTCATTTGGATCCGAAGCTTACGCGCGGCAATCGTTGT